CTATTCCTAAAGCATTATCTTTTAAGTATATTATTATTTTTTTTAATATATATTTTTAGATTTATATTTATATATATATTTCTAATGATTTATTTTATATATTTGAAGTAATAAAAAAGCTCAAAGTTATATCTTATATTTTTAAAAAACAAACTAAAAGATGGAAAACACAAAATGTATTGCAGTAAGAAAAGATTATTACCTACTAATTGTAAATGATATTTCACTTGGTGAGTTTGAAAAAAGTGAGTTAAGAAACATTATAGAAGTTATAGATAATGCCATCTAAATTATCAAGAAGTAAAATAGTTAAAAAGCTGGATGCTATATTTAGCCAGTACATAAGGTTAAAGGATGCAGATCATTTAGGAAATACAACTTGCTTTACTTGTGGTAAGGTTGATCATTGGAAAAAATTACAAAATGGTCATTTTCAATCTAGAAAACACTATGCAACTAGATGGTTAGAAATGAACTGCCAGGTACAATGTGCAGGCTGTAACGTATTTAGATATGGTGAACAATTCTTATTTTCTAAATATCTGGATCAAAAGTATGGTGATGGAACTTCTGAGGAACTATACATAAAATCAAAAGAAGTAGTAAAATATTCTAACGATGAGCTAGAAGATATGATAAAACATTACAAAGACTTGGTAGATAGTTATTAAAATACTATCTTTGACTATTCTGTTTTGTTAAGGAAAAGGGGTTTGACTTTATGTTAAGCCTTTTTTTTTGCTTTTTTTTTAAAATTATACTTTTGTTATTAAATAAAATGTTTACATTTGGTTATTATTAATTTAAACTTAACAGAATGAGAACACAAAAACACGATTTAAAAGATGAAATTAAAAGACTTGAAATTGATTTGTATAATGCAGAACAAGATCAAGATGCACTAACTGTATTAGCAATTAATGAAAGATTAGATTACATAAAATCAACCTTAATAAACATAAGATAATGGGAACTAACTTTTCACAAGAAACTGCACAGACTAAATTTGATGAGTATACATATAGGATAGAAGCTTTATGTAATAGAATAGAAGAACTAAAAGCAAAAATAGAAGTATCACAAATATTTAAACAATAACAAAATGGAAGAAACAAAAACAGAATTAAAAAGAAAAAACATTATAGAAGTATCAACTTGGGATAGTGGCGAAACTACTCAAAAATACTTTGGTTTTGATAGAATAACAATGCTTGAACCAACACCAAAAAATATGCATAGGTTGATGTTGAAAATAAACGAACTTATTGAAGTTGTTAATGAATTAAAAAACAAACAAAATGGATAGAGAAAAATTATTGGATTTGTACAAGAAGTATGAACTTGAAAAAACAGATGTATACAAACATCAACACTATGTTATAATTACACGACAAGGTATCGAGAAAATTGCAGCAAAAGAAAACATAGCTATAAGTTATGAGGTTGTAAAATGTGAACCCAGCTTTGCAGTTGTGAAAGCATATGCAAATAAAAATGATATACAAATAGAAACATTTGGAAGTGCATTGAAAGGTGCTAACTATAAAGATGGTAATTGTAATTCCTGGTACGTAATGGAGATGGCAGAAAAACGTGCATTGTCAAGATCAGTTTTAAAACTAACTGGCTTTTACGAACTGGGTGTATTTGGTGAAGATGAAAGTGATGACTTTAAAAGGAAGTAATATGAGAGAATGGAAACCAACAAAAACCAGAAAAGAAAAAATTGATTTTATTTTTGACTGGGCTGGTGAGGAATATGAAACTAAAGAAGAATTAATTGCCTTAGCATATTCAAGTAATATACGTTTAAATGAAATAATTGTAAATATAAAAGATTGGTACGAATGAGAAGAATAAAAAAACCTTTAGATGATAAAGTAAAATTTATACCTTGCAATGAAAATAGATTAATATATTCATACACAAGAACAGATAAAAAATCAACAAGAAAAGAAAAACTAAATAAATAAAACACGAGGTATTGCGTGTAATGACAATACCAAATTTAAACTATATATTATGAGTGCAATTATCAACGGAAGTATTAGAGTAGATAGACTACCTAAAGAAAAATTTATCAAAGGAAAAGATGGTGCGGTGTACTACAATTTCACAATAGCGGTACAAGATGAAACCAGGTATGGAAACAACGTAGCTTTTATGGATAGCCAAACCAAAGAAGAACGTGAAGCAAAGGTTGCTAAAACCTATCTCGGAAATGGTAAGGTTGTATGGATGTCACCAGATGGTGTGACGGTTGCTGAAAGAGAAGATAAACCAGAGTATGTAAATGCAACTAAAACGCATTTAACAGAACCAGCAAGTGATGACTTACCATTTTAATTAGCCAATAAAGGGTGTAGGTTTTTAACTTGCACCTTTTTTTTATACATTTAACAAATGACGGAAAAAGAAACAGAACAGAATATGTTAATGGAATTTATAGCAGATACTTGTTATATTGACATTACAAAAAAATTAGAATATCCACCAGTAGCTTTAAGTTATGGTGAAAAGGTTTTACAATCAGATAAAGGTGATACAATAGTACCAATAGCATTAGGAACGTATGGAAACTTAAGTGTAATAACAGCACCACCCAAAACAAAGAAAACATTTTTTGTATCATTATTGGCTTCAGCTTATTTAAGTGGCAAAAACATATATAGTGGAAAAATAAAAGGGCATCGAGGTAATGGTGATCTTATACATTTTGACACAGAGCAGGGAAACTGGCACGCATCTAAAGTATTTAAACGGCCTTTGGATATGGATACCAGCATAAAAGAAGATAAATATCACACCTTTGCATTGAGAACGGTGGGTTTTAAGGAGCGTTTAGAATTTATTGAATACTACTTAAAGGAAAAAATAAAAGAACCATCTCTGGTTATTATAGATGGTGTAGCTGACTTATGTGGAGATGTAAACAACATAGAGCAAAGCAACAATTTAGTAAGTGCATTAATGAGAATATCAACCCAATGTAATGTGCATATAATTTGTGTTATACATCAAAACTATGGAAGCCAGAAGCTAGGAACTGGACACCTTGGTTCTGCATTAGAAAAGAAAGCAGAAACTGTAATATCTTTAGAGGCCAATACAGTTAATAAAGATTGGATAACTGTAAAATGTGGTAGAAGCAGGGGTTACTCTTTTGAAACATTTAGCTTTGAAGTAAACAAAAAAGGATTGCCGACAATAGTTGGTGATTTATATGATCCTTTAAAATGAGTTACAAACCTAAAGATAGAAATGAAAGAAAATTGAAAGAATATTTAATTTCTAATAGGTTGCAATTAAAGATGCCTTTTAATAGTTTCTCAAACGAAACAAAAGAATTGCTATGGTACGAAATAACAGTATCAGAAAGAAAAGAATTTAGCAAAAACTATCCAGATCTTGCAAAAGAGTATAAAAAAGCTGATGTTGCAATATATGTTTACGAAAAGAAACAAAAAAACCCTCTTATAAAATTTAGCAATAATATTAGATTTCATATGCATAGGTATTTAAAAGGAAAAAAAAATAAAAAAAGTGAAGAAATCCTGGGTATGACATTTAAAGAGTTTCAACAAAAAATTGGAGTTAAAAAAAAAGGTGTACATTTAGATCACATAATACCGTTAAGCTGGGCAAATTCAGAAGAAGAAATTTATTGTTTAAACCATTACTCAAACTTTCAATTATTAGATGCGTTTGAGAACAGAAGTAAAAGTAACAGATATTGTTTAAGATTAAATTTAAGTAAGGTCTTAGAGAAACACAATAACAAAGCATTAGTACAAAAAATATTAGATAGAAATAAAGATAAAATATTAAAATGATGCTTGATAAACAAATGGGCTTGTTAGCTAAAAAACACAAAGACTGGGTAAGAATAGTGAAGTCTTTTGGTTGCAACTACACTATTTCTGAAGATATAGTGCAGGAAATGTATATAAAAATACATTACAGGCTTAAAGATGATCTAAATATTATGTATAATGAAAATGAAATAAATTATTATTACGTATATAGAACCTTGCAAACATTATTTTACGATTTAAAAAGAAAAGAAAAAAATATCACATTAGTTAATATTGATGATGTAAATATTGAAACAGCCACATCAGATGTCGATTACACAAAACAATACGATATAATTCAAGAAGAACTTTCAAAGATGTTTTGGTATGATAGAAAAGTATTTGAGATTATAAACGAGGGTGAAAGCATAGCAGAATTTTCCAGGAAAAGTTCAATACATTACTATTCACTTTACAACACTTACAACAGAGTCAAAAATGAACTTAAAAAACTATTATGAAACTAGGAAACATTATTTATTACATAACTAAATATACTGGTATTAAATACCTAGTAGATAAATACCATAAAATTAGAGGTACTAAATGTGATTGCAACAACAGAAGAAAAAAGTTAAATGAAATAAAAATTGATAGATGGTAAAATTTAATAAAGAAGATTTTGAAGCCTGGAGCAACTTCAGATCTGAACCAAAAAGCACACTACAACCTAATGAGTTTGAATTAATATGTCAGCTACACGCAAAGTATTACAATCATAAATACCATAAACCGTGCACTTGCAATCCAAAGAAAATAAAGTTATGGATAAAACAACTAAACGTAATTTGGAATAATGGGAATTAAAAAAATTAATGAGTGGGAAAAGGCAGTTGTGTTTCTTTTAAATCTTGATGGTTGGGAGTTAGAACATTGTGGTGATGGTTATTCTAGGTATGATGCAAAAGGAAAAACTCCAAAGGGTGTTGATTGCGTTATAGAGATGAAATTTAGAAACAAGTACTATGAAGATAAGATGCTTGAAAAAGACAAGTACGATGCTCTAATGGCCCTTGATGATGTAGTTAAGTTATTCTTTGTAAATGATCCTAAAGGAAACTTTATGTATTACCTCAACACATTAGAGATGCCAACACCAGTTAAAAAGTACTGCCCAGATACTACAATGTGGACAAAGAAAAGACTTTTAAAAGATGTTTACTTGCTTAAAGAAAATCAAGCGGTTAGAATAAATATAAATCTTTCTTAAAATTAGTTATTAAATGTTATGTCAATAAGTTATTTATTGTTATATTGCACTATAATAATAAAACAAACAGAATGTCACAATTTGAACAACTAGGTTATTTTTTAGAATATATGATTGAAGATAAATATATTGGATCAACAACTATAGATACTCCAGATAGAAAAGAAATAGGATATTATGGTAGAATTAATGCTATTGCTGAAGAAGATATTATTTTAGATAACAAAAAAAGAATTAAAAAAGGACAATCATTTTATACTAGAATGTATCCTTTATGCGGAAATAAACTTTAATTTAAAAACAAAACAGATGAAACAAACAATTACTTTCGGACAATTTCAAGATGCCTTTTTTAATATGGATAGGCAAAACCAATTTACTTACAAAGGTAAAAAAGCCTTATTTGAATATTTAGAAGAATACGAAGACGATACTGATGAGCAAATAGAACTAGATGTTATTGCTTTGTGCTGTGATTTTACAGAATATGATAGCCTAGAAGATTTTTGGCAAGAATATGACAAAGAAGATTTTCCAGACATAGAAGCTATTGAATACAACACAATGTTAATACCAATAAATGATGATGCTTTTATAATACAATCATTTTAATATGAAAGTTAATGAAGCTGCCTGGGAAAAGCTAAAAAAACAAATAGAGTATTACACAGATGCTGATACATCTATATCAGACATATCTATTAACTACCAAGTAAAAGAAACAAAGAATAGAAATTATTTAAGACTTAACATAACAATAGACAAATGGGACAAGATAACAAATTAGAAAAACTAGAATTAAGAATTAAGATACTAGAAGCACAACTAGAAGAAGCAAGATCACATACTTACATATACCAAACAGATACATTACATTGTTCAGATGGTGAGTTGTACATTGGTTATGATGATAACAAAACTCTTGTAATGGAAGTAGACCAGCTTTTTAGAGACTTACCTTCAATTATAGGTATGGTCACTAAGGAGCAAAAGAAGATGCAGCAAATGCACCTTAAAATGATTAAAGAAGCAACAATAGAATTATGATTTTATTAGTTGATGCAGATAGTTTAATTTTTGCGAGTTGCTATCGTAAAAGAGAAACTCCAGAAGATGAAAAGTATTACACAAATATTGTAGATGCCAGGAATAAGTTTGATCAACAGTATATGAAGATTGTAAACGATTTGGAAGAACGATATACAATAGATAAAGTACTTTGTTTTAGTGGTTCAAAGGGTAACTTTAGAAAGCTAATTACACCAAAGTACAAAGCCAACAGAAAGAAACAAGAACTGCCTCCACTATTAAATGAGATGCATCAATTTGTAAAAGAACAATACGATAGTATTTGGGGGTATGGTATAGAAACAGATGATATTGTTGCTAGGTACTGGAAGCAAATTTCAGATGATATTGGTAGGGATGAGGTAATGATCGTATCAATCGATAAAGACTATAAACAATTTCCTTGCTTAATGTACAATTATCACTACAAGCACCAAGTGATATTGGATATATCTGAAGAAGAAGCTATGTATAATTTCTATGCTCAAATGATAGAGGGCGACACAGCAGACAATGTAAACTACTTTAAAGGTAAGGGTAAGAAGTATGCAGAAAAACATTTTAAAGACTGCACAACAAAATACCAATACACAAGAAATCTATACGAATTATTTAAACTAGAATACAAAGGTAAAGCAAGACAAAAATACACAGAGTGCTATCACCTTTTAAAATTAAGAACACAATGAAAAAAAATAATAAAGAATTTATACTTGAATTTAATGAAACACAACAACACTTTTTTCACAACTATAATCAAAGAGAGCCAAACACAAATGGATTTATAACAGTTCTTGAAAAATGTACAGATGAAGTTTTTAAATCTATAAAGATTAAATTAAAAAATTTAGATACATTAACAAATAAAAGTGTATTAGCAATATCAAGTGATTTTGAAAAAAACATACCAAAAGATAAAATAGTAGAAGATTTAAAAAGAGAATTTGATATAAGAAGTTGTGTAGGAATAGACAAATACAAAACAACACTACAAGACAATAACAAAGATGATTTTTTGCAGCACCTAAAAGAAGAACTAATGGATGCAGCTTTATACATACAAAAACTACAAAGTAAATAATATGCAATACAATACTGTAATGACAATAATGGAAACACCAGAACAAGTAAGTGAATTACTTATTAAATTATCTGGCATAGATATATACAAACAAACAAGGCAAACTGAATACGTTGAGCATAGAGCATTGCTTTGTCATATATTAAGAAATAAACTTGATATGAGGTGGGTAAGTATATCTGACTTTATAAAATCAAAAGGTAAATCATTTGACCACGCAACGGCTATTCACGCAAACAAAATGTATCCAATCTATAAACACTCAAGATTTGATTACTATGATAAACTTGAAAGCAGCTTTATCATTAAATCACAAATAGAGTACAGTCAAATATCTAAATTAGAAGTAATACAAAAAAATTATAAAACACTAGAAAAAAATTATTTTATAGCAACAGAAAAAATAAAAGAATATAAGCTAAAAAGTAAAATAGGATTAACTAAAAATGAAATCAATTATAGGCAGTTAGACAAAGAACAAAGAGCAATGTATGATGAACGTGCAGCTTTGGTATTAAAGTCTTTTGAATGGAAGCAAAACAATAGTGAGTACGAAATAATAAACTGTGCAACGTGATAAAAAAAGAATGGCTATTTATGCAAACACCAAAAGAGAAAGCATACCAATTAGTAAAAGCATTTTATGTAGAAACAACAACAAGCACAGAAGCAAAACAATGTGCTAAATTACATATAAGTATTATACTTGAAAACGAAATACTAAAACCATCTAACAACATAGAATACTATCAAGAAGTATTAAAAGAAATAGAAAAATTATGAAAATATTATTAAAAATAATTTGGGAATTGATAAAAGATGCCATTCAAGCCATTGGCATACTTATAGCCTTTATGTATGTATCTAGTGGCTTTGGATTATTGTTTGCTATGTGTGCATTAGAGGGTTTATTTTCCCCTTTGAATAGCTTGGTGTTTATAGTTAGTATAACATTTTTAATATTAATTATAACTTCTTGGGTAATATTTATAATAAGATGGTTTAAAGCTAGAATTAAACAACAAATACAAACACTATGAGCAAGAAACTAATACAAAAGCTACAACAACTATTAGACAAATTACCAAAGGGTAAAGAAAGAAAAGCAATAAGAGAAAGACTGTTAAAATTAAAGTTAGGAAATAAATAAATTAAATACGTTATACATATGGAAAAAGTAAAGATTAGTAAGGTAATACCAAATGAAAACAATCCAAGATTTATAAAAGATCAAAAGTTTAAAAAGCTGGTCAAGTCAATCAAAGAGTTCCCAGAGATGCTTAAACTACGACCTATTGTAGTAAATAAAGATATGATAGTGCTGGGTGGTAATATGAGATTAAAGGCTTGTGCTGAAGCTGGGTTAAAAGAAGTTTATATCTTGAAAGCAGATGAACTTACAGAACAACAAGAAAGAGAATTTATAGTAAAAGATAATGTTGGCTTTGGTGAATGGGATTGGGATGCACTTGGCAATGAATGGAACAGTGTGCAGCTTGAAGATTGGGGTATGGATAACTGGCAAAATATGGATGACATAGAAACAAGTGATGATTTTAGCTTACCAGATGGAGACAAAGAGCCATTTCAGCAACAAACCTATACATTGGCAGATGAACAAGCAGAGCAAATAAAAAACGCAATAGCTGATGTAAAGAAAACAGAAGAATATAAATACGTTGAAACATTTGGAAACGAAAACGGTAATGGTAATGCACTTTATTTAATTATATCACAATGGGCCGAGCAAAAGAAATAATAGTAAAGGTTATAAATTCTAAAGTAGCTAATGAGTTTGTGAAGAAAACGCACTATAGTGGTAAAGTAGTTAATATGAGTAACTTACACTTTGGTTGTTTCCTGGATGATAAACTTCACGGAGTTATGAGTTATGGCCCACCAATGGATAAAAGAAATGTATTACCTCTTGTTAATTCTGGTGTTAATGATATGAATAAAAGATGGAACGAAATGCTGGAGCTGAACAGAATGGCATTTGATGACTATTTACCTAAATATTCAGAAAGTAGATGCATAGCTATAAGTATAAGATTGATCAAGAAAAACGCACCACAAATTAAATGGTTGTTAAGTTATTCAGATGCAACTCAATGTGGAGATGGAACTATATACAGGGCAAGTGGCTTTAAATTAACTCAAATAAATAAAAACGGAACTATTTATAAGTTAGCTAATGGAGACATAGTAGCAAAAAGAGGTGATAGTAAATACAATTTTAATGGTGCAACTGCATTAAAAGGTTTTCAAAATAGATATATTTACTTAATAGATAAATCTTGTGAATTAACAGTACCTGAAATACCATTTACAAAGATTGACGAACAAGGTGCTGGAATGTATAAAGGGAAAAAGATTACTTTATTTGAAAGAAAAATAACTAATAATGGGTAGAGCAAAAGATATAATAGTTAAAGTCATAAATTCAAAAGATGCAAATGATTTTGTAAAGAAAACACATTATTCTGGTAAGGTTGTACCAAATAGCAAATTGCATTTTGGTTGTTTTTTAGATAACAAGTTGCACGGTGTTATGAGTTATGGAAGTCCTATGCTAAAAAGCAAAGTTATCGGTTTGGTTGAAAATACAAGTTGGAATGGTTTTTTAGAATTAAACAGAATGGCTTTTGATGACTATCTGCCCAAGTATTCAGAAAGCAGATGTATAGCAATTAGTTTAAAATTAATCAAAAAAAATGCTCCACATATAAAGTGGATTTTAAGTTATAGTGATGGATGTCAGTGTGGTGACGGAACAATATACAGAGCAAGTGGGTTTTTATTAACTGGGATAAAAACAAATTCAAATATGAGAATTGACGAAAAAACAAAAGAAGTTTTTAGTATGATGACTTTTGGTCATAGACCAAATCAAAAAGACTACTGGAATACATTAACAAAATTAAAGGGTTATCAATTAAGATATGTATATTTAATAGACAAAAAAGCAAAATTAACGGTTCCAATACTACCATTTAGCGAAATAGATAATCAAGGTGCTGGAATGTATAAGGGTAAAAAAATAACCCTCCAGGAAAGAAGGGTTAATGATTAGAGCGGTGAGGTCGATACGAACGCCATCTTTTAACTGGATGTTAAATGTGTTACTTTTACACTACCACCGCATTTGAAACTACAATATACAAATAATATTTTAATAAAAAAAATGAACAAAGATAGACACATAAAAAAGGAAAGCCTATTAAAAGCACTAGAGCAGAGTTTAGGAGTTGTAACGGTAGCTTGCAAGAAAGCAGATATACCAAGATCAACATATTACAAATGGCTTAAAGAAGATGAAGCGTTTGCTATTGAGGTAAGGGATATTGAGAATGTAGCACTAGACTTTGCAGAAAGCCAACTACACAAACAAATATCTGCCAACTCAACAGCAGCTACAATATTCTACTTAAAGACAAAAGGTAAGAAAAGGGGTTATATTGAA